CAAGCAGCACAAAGAGAATTAAATAGATACACAAAATTCATACAGAACTATGAACTATCTGCAAAAATTCTTGCAGATCCAATAAAAATGGAAAGGAAGATAAATAATGGTACAAAACATATTATGGAAGAAATCGAGAAACTTAGCGGTACAGTTGACTCTCTTGATGATGGTTTGCAGTTGCAGCCTAATTCCAACTAAGCAGATAGAAGTTACAGCAAAGCCACTAGAAAGAAAAATAGTGCAACCGGTCATGCCTAGAGAGATTGATTTGCAAGAACCTATGTGGATTGTAGTAACTCCTGATAACTGGGAAGATCAGTTAGCAAGAATAGAGAAACAAGAAGGTGAGTTGGTATTTTTAGCAATGACAATACCAGATTATGAAATTATGGCTTATAACATGCAAGAATTAAAAAGGTATATAAATGAACTTAAAGAAGTTGTTGTGTATTATAGAACAGTTACTACAATTACAGAGGAATAAAAATATGAAGATATCACAAGAAGGTTTATCGTTAATTAAAAAGTTTGAAGGTTGTGAATTAAATTCTTATTTATGCGCCGCGGGAGTTGCAACCATAGGTTACGGAAGCACCCATGGAATACAAATGGGTATGTCTATATCTAAAGCAAGAGCAGAAGAATTATTACTAGAAGATATTTCTAAGTTTGAAGATATAGTTGATAAGGCAGTTACAGTTGCTTTAGATCAACATCAATTTGATGCTTTAGTATCTTGGACATTTAATTTAGGTGGTGGCAATCTTAACTCTTCTACTATGTTAAAAGTTATAAATGCAGGTGATTACGAAGATGTACCTGAACAAATTAAAAGATGGAATAAAGCGAATGGTAAAGTATTAGAAGGTCTTATAAGACGTAGAGAAGCAGAAGCTTTACTTTTTGCAGGAAAGGAGTGGCACGAGGTTTAATATGCCGTTACAGAAAATTACATTTAAGCCAGGTATTAATAGAGAAGGCACAGCTTACGATAACGAAGGCGGTTGGTTTGATTGTAATTTAGTTAGATTTAGAAAAGGCAGACCAGAAAAATTTGGTGGCTGGGAAAAAGAAACATCAAATACTTATCTAGGAAGTGCTAGAGCCTTACACGCATGGATATCTCTTGAGAGCACAAAGTTTTTAGGAGTAGGAACACATTTAAAATATTATATAGAGGCTGGTGATTCTTTTAATGACATTACGCCAATAAGATCTACAACTTCTGCTGGCGATGTAGTATTTGCTGGGTCTAGTGGCAGTTCAATAATTACCGTTGCAGATACAGCTCATGGTGCTGTGCAAAATGATTTTGTAACATTTAGCGGTGCTGCTAGTTTAGGTGGGTTAGTTACTGCTGCTGTTTTAAATCAAGAGTACCAAATAGATACGGTTGTGAATGCTAACAGTTATAAAATTACTGCTAAAGATACAGCAGGATCTACAGTTACTGCTAACGCATCTGATAGTAACAACGGTGGCTCATCTGTAGTTGGTGTTTATCAAGTAAATGTTGGTTTAGATGTATATGTAGCTGGTACTGGTTGGAGTGCTAACGGATGGGGAGAAGGAACTTTTGGTAGTACATCTGCACTTAGTGAAACAAACCAGTTAAGACTATGGACACATGATAACTTTGGTGAAGATCTGATGATAAACCAAAGATCTTCTGGTATTTTTAAATGGACTGAAGAAGACGGTGTAGGCGCAAGAGCTGTGGCTTTGTCAGGCATATCTGGAGCTAACTTAGTTCCTACTAAAGGATTACAAGTAATTACATCTGAAAAAGATAGACATCTTATTGTATTAGGATCTGATCCTATATTAGGTTCTACACGAACTGGAGTTGTAGATCCAATGCTTATAGCTTTTAGTGATCAAGAAAACGCTTTAGACTTTGAGCCATTATCAACCAACACAGCAGGATCACTTAGGCTATCTTCTGGTTCATCTATTATTGGTGGTGTTAAAGCAAGACAAGAAACATTAGTTTGGACTGATACTGCTTTATATAGTATGCAATTTATAGGGCCTCCATTTACTTTTGGAATTAATTTAATTAATGAAGGCACAGGTTTGATAGGCCCTAAGGCCGCAATAACAACTCCTAGTGGAGTTTATTGGATGAGTTATAACAACTTTTATTCATACAATGGTAGTGTGCAAACTTTACCATGTTCAGTACATAACTACGTTTTTGGTGATGTAAACCTTGGTCAATCATTTAAAATAAATTCTTTTACCATAAAAGATAAAAGTGAAGTAGGTTGGTTCTATTGTTCAGCCAGTGCAACTGAAGTAGACAGATATGTCATGTATAACTATGTAGAAGGACTATGGTTCTATGGACAATTATCAAGAACTGCATGGCTTGATTCAGGTATTGTTAATTTCCCAAGAGCTACAAGCGATGGTTTCTTATATAAACATGAAGAAGGTTTTGATGATGATGGCTCTCCAATGACTAATGTATTTATAGAAAGCTCTGATTTAGACATAGGAGATGGTGAACAATTTTCTTTCTTAAAAAGAATAATACCAGACTACAAATTTTTACAAGATAACAACAATGGTAATGTCAATATTGTGTTAAAAACTAGAAATTTTCCTGGAGACTCACTTGTAATTAATTCAACTAATGCAATTACTTCATCTACGCAACAAGCCTTTGTTCGTTGTAGATCAAGACAAATAGTGCTTAGATTTGAATCTGATGACAATGCAACAGCAGATGGTAATTTATCAATAGGATGGAGGTTAGGAGCTACTCGTATAGATATAAAACCAGATGGTAGGCGATGAGTAAAATATTACAAACGCAATTACCTATTGCATCTGATACTGTTACTTCTGATGTTTTTAATAGACTAATTAGAATATTAGAAATAAACCTTGGTGCAGTAGATTTAGATAACACGCGTCAGATAAATGAAGCAGATAAAAATACTTTGCAGTTTAATCCGGGTAGCATTATATGGAATACCAGTATAGATGTTTTACAAGTGTACACAGGAAACAGATGGATTGACGTTGAAAAAAGAGGTCTTGATACTGGCTATGAAATGCAAGCTCAATTAGGTAATGTTACTGTTACTACTGATGGCAACGTTACTGTAAACGTAACTGAGAACATTACAGGATTTGGTGTTGAAAGATGGTACAGCTAGCAGAACAAAAAGAATACAAGTTGCAAAACTTATTATTAGCATACCCAAGTGATTGGTATATTAACAAAGATACGTTTAATGCTGTAAAAGATTCTATACAACCTATAGTTAATTTCTATGAAGATAACGGTACTAAACCATTAAAAGAAACAAAACTAGACAATATAATAAAAGAACCACTTAAAGATGTTTACACGGTGCCTTTCTTTTCAGAAAAGTTTTGTGGCATATTATTAGACGAAATGAAGCACTTAGAAGCATATTATGGCTTTCAACCTAACCCAGAAGAAGATGATTTGCGCCAAATACCTGAAATAACTTTTCAAGATAATTGCCCTGAAGTCTACCAATCTCTTATGCAAACGATATATACTATAGGCAATCCTATATTTTTGAATATTTGGAATAGGCACGTAGATGATGGTGCAATACAAATAGCCAACTATAATTTAAGGGATAAAAAACAAGGCGCATGGCATCATGATGCTAGTGCTGATATTAGTATGGTAGTTCCTTTGAACACTGGAAAGTATAAAGGTGGCGGAACTGAGTTTTTGAAACGTGGTACAGTTGAGCCATTGCCTACAGGCCACGCTCTTATTTTTCCGAGTTTTACTCACATGCACAGAGGACTTGCAGTAGAATCAGGAGATAGATACTTATTAGTATTTTGGTTAAAATGTTTACAGGAATAATTTGAGCATGAATAGAATAGACAACTCAGGTACAGGCATAGCAGGATTAGGTAGAAACGAAGATAGTATGCTTGCCCACGTAGCACCAGGAGAAATGGTAGTCCCACCAGTTATCTCTCCAAAAACACAACAAATAATACAACAAGAAATGATGTCTGCTGGACTAGATCCAAATGAATATACTGTGGGCGAAGGTATGTCTATCAACCCAATTACAGGTATGGCTGAGTTTGGGTTCCTTAAAAAGCTAGGTAAAAGTTTAAAGAAAGTAGTTAAGAAAATAGCACCTATTGCAGCTATTGGGTTTGGTATTGCTGGTTTGGGAGGTGTTGGCCCATTGAGCGGGCTACTTGGTAAAGGAGCTGCTTCATCAACTACAGGTAAATTTTTTGGGTCTGGTGGTAAATTTAGAGCTGGACTAGGTGGATTATTTGGGGGTAGCGGTGGAGACACACCTACTGATCAGACTGGTGGTAGTTTTTTTGGAATGAAAACTCCTGATATGATTGCAGATATAACGGGAAGTTCTAACTCAAGAGCAGCAAGACGTGAAGAAGGTGGTGTTGGTGGGTTAAGTCCTGCAATGCTAGCAATGGCTGCTTTATATGGTAAAGCTGTTAAAGAAGATTATAAGAAGAAAGAAGGTGGTATGAAAGACATAAGACAGTCAATAAGACCAGATTTAATGCCAGCAAAAACGTTTCAAGGTTTTGATTTAGGTGTAAGAAAAAATGCAGCTGCGGGCGGACTACAAGAACTAGACATGCGTATGGGCGGCCCTTCAGTAGGTCCGGGCACAGGAACAAGTGATGATATAGCAGCTATGTTAAGTGATGGTGAGTTTGTAATGACTTCAGCAGCTAACAATGGTTTAGGCGGATTTAAAGTAACTAAAACAGAAACAGGTTTAGAAATGACACCTAATGGAAAACCTAATAGAAAAAAAGGTGCACAAAATATGGATCAACTTATGAAAGTATTTGAAAACTATAACGATATAGGTGTAGCATAATGCCTAAATTTAACTTAAGTTCTATTATGGCTCCTATTGGCAGACCTAAATCTATAGGTGGTGCAGGTGGTGGTAAGTCAGATCCTAGAGTAAGTGGTGGATTTATGCCACAACCAGCTTTTGATCCAAGTAACTTACAAAGACAGATAGGTGGATTACAAGAACAAATAGGTAACATACCTTCGTTTGATCCTAATCAGTTTGCTACTAGAGATGATTTAGAAAACAGACCAATTTACGATGATACGGCATTAAGAGATCAAATAACCTCAATAGGTCAACGTCCAGGTTTTGATGACTCAGCTTTAAGAAGTATGATTGAACAGAATGCTAACAGACCTAGTTTTGATTCATCAGGCTTACAATCACAAATAGGTGGTCTACAAGAACAATTTAAAAACATACCTCAATTCGATGACTCCCAATTACAATCACAAATAGGTGGATTGCAAGACCAGTTCAGCAACATGCCTCAGTTTGACGATTCTAATCTAAGGCAAATGATTGAACAGAATAAAAATAGGCCTCAGTTTGACGCAAGTGGTTTACAGTCACAAATAGGTGGGCTACAAGATCAATTTAGTAACATGCCTCAGTTTGATGACTCTTCTATAAGACAAATGATAGAAGCAAATAAACAACAAATAGGTAACATACCTCAGTTTGATTCTAGTCAATTACAATCTCAGATAGGTGGTTTAGAAGATAGATTAGGTAATATGCCTCAGTTTGACGATTCTAATCTTAGACAGATGATTGAACAAAACAAGAATAGACCACAGTTTGATCCGTCTAATTTACAAAGTGGTATAGCAGGCTTACAAGACAGAATGCAAAATATGCCTCAGTTTGATCCTAGTCAGCTTCAAAATAGATTAAAGACATTAGAAGGTAACAAACCACAAGATATGTCTGGTTATGCTAGAAAAGAAGACTTACCTTCGTTTGATAGACAAAAACTTATAGAGGAAATACAAAGTGGTATAAATATTCCACAGCCACAAGTCCCAGATATGTCTGCTTTTGAATCAAGATTTGCAGATATGCAAAAAAGAATAGAAGGTTTATCACAAAATCAAATAAACCAACAGCTACCACTTGGCAATACAGGATCTGAATTGGTAATGCCAGAGCCTGACCCCGTTCAATATCTTGGCGGTAATCCTAACTTTAACGAGCAAGGCCCGTCTTTTGATCCAAGACAAATGCCTGCTGCACCAATAGTGCAAAGACCAGGTATGGGTAGACCACCAATGCCACCATCAATAGGCGGCCCTGGTGGAGGTATAACTTCTATAGGGCAAGGAAGACCAACACAAATTGGCACTCCAGATGCAGGTTTACCGGGTATGCCAGGATATATTAACCTTGACGATTTTAGAAATACATTAGGTCAAGGTGTCGGCAATAACCCAGATAAACAAGCCATAACAGGTGGAAGACCAGATCCGTCTGAAACATTTGCAGACTACAGAAAAAGAACAGGAGCAGAACCTTTAGAGGACTTCCAAGCCCGACAAAGAGCAGAAATAATAGCAGCAGGAGGTGATCCAGATCAACAGTTATCAGCGTTTGGAGGAGATGATCCTTACGGATTATTGGGTGGGTTGTCTAAAGATACTAGTGGCGGAGATTTAGCAGTTATGGTTTATGGCCCTGATGGGACTAGGTATAGTTCTCCAGGTGCAGCAAGTCGTGCAGGAGTAACAGATTTTAGTATGAGTCCTCCTGGAGCAAGTGGAGGCCCTCAAGATTACCTAGGTGCAAACCCTGGAGCTGGTACAGGTGTAAGTACGCCAGATTCAACACAAACACAAATGCCTACTGGCCCGAATCAAATAGATCCAGTATTGCTACAACAAGCAACATCTGAGCAAGTAGGAGATCCATTACTTAGATCTTTATACTTCGGCACAGAAGACTCTCCAGGTTTCTACAATCAGTTACAACAAGCTGGATCAAACCTTATTGGAAGTGAAGTACCATTACAACAAACAGCTGGACTATCACCATTAGAGTTATTGTCTAGAAAACAAGCTGTAGCTGGACTTGGTGGTTTTGAACCATTCTTACAACAAAATAGAGACTTGGTAAATCAAGCTATATCACAATCAAGAAGAGCTGAAGAGCTACAAGATCCATACTATTCACAAGCAGAAGAGATCTTTAAAGATACTATGGGTGGTTATGATCCAAGTATGACACAACAGTTCTACAATCCTTATGAAGATCAAGTAGTACAACAAACTATAGATGATGTAATGAAGTCTGGTGACAAGCAAGATATAGCCTCAAGAGCTAATGAGATCAGTTCTGGTGCATTTGGTGGCAGTAGAGCAAGACTTGGAGCAGGTGAGCGTAGAGAGTCCTTAGGTAAGGGCTTAGCGCAAGCACTAGGTAATATAAGATCACAAGGTTTCCAAAGCGCACAACAAACTGGGTTAGGTGAATTTGCTAGACAACAACAAGCAAAAAGAACTGGAGCACAAGGACTTATGGGTATTGGTTTAGGCAGAGGAAGTGCTGCATCTAATCTAGGACAACAGTTAGCTGGCTATGGTGGTCAAATGAGTGGAATAGGCTCAACTCAAGAAGGTCTAAGAGCAGGTCAAAGGGGCGAGCTATCAAGATATGGTACTACTGGAAGAGGCATTGCTGAAACTGGTTTAGGTAGAATATTTGAACAGCAAGTAGGACAACAGTACAGACCAATGCAAACACTTGGACAGATTGGTTCTATGCTACCTGGTTATCAAGCATCTGGCTCACAGATTGATTCACAGTATGGTATGCCAACAGATCCAACAGCAGCAGGACTAGGTGCAGCATTTAGTGCTTATGGTGCTATGGCTCCAAGACAAGGACAAAGTTAATGAACTTTATGAATCGTAAAATGTTCGCAGGTGGTGGTGAGGCAGAAAATCCTTTTTACTACACAAATGCACAAGGAAATATAGAATACATAGATGAAAAAAAATTGTTACCTATATTAAGAACAACAGACATTGTAGCTTTAGAGGCCTTAATAGAGAATCCAGATGTTAGCTATAGTCCTGCAACAGAAGAAGTATTTAGACAAGTAGTAGGTGAAAGAAAAGTAAAATTTTCATCTACAGAACCTTCTTTGTTTGAATTTGGACAACCTTTACCAGATTATTTAACGCCTTTATCTGGTATAAGAGATGTAGGTGGTTTGAGTTTAGATTTTGCAGGACAAATTGGCGAAGGTTTAATCAACACACTAAGAGGTGTTGGTTCTGGGTTTTCAGAAAGATCATACGATACTCCTGATTTTGCATCAAAAGATATATTTCCTAGTCAAAGATTTCCTAATGATCCTACAACATTATCTGGAAGACCAGGAGGTGATGCTGGTTTTTTTTCTGGTATTGATCAGTCTGGAATAGCTAGGAGAGGTTATACAAATGAAGATTTGTCTAAAATTTTAAACAGATCTATGTCTGAAGTACAAGATTTTACTAAAGATATAGAGGATATTAATACCCCTACAGCTTCTCTTATAACAGAAGACTCTCCATCGCTTATTGATCAACCTAGTGTAATAGAAGAATTACCAACATTTACACCTGTTACAAGCGGAGAATCAGTAGGCCAACTATATGATATTGGTAGCGTTGGTCGTGCTGAACAAGAAGCAAGAAGGCTTGAATTTGAAAAAAATATAATTGATAAAGATGAATTTGGTTTTCCTTTAGTAGAGGGCAGATTGTTACAAGATCCAACTATTGCAAAAGCATTAGAAGATTTAACACCAATAGAATCTTTAGTCGATGTAGATAAAACAGAGACAGAATCATTATTAGAAACACAAGAAAAGTTTGATCCGAAAATTGATTTACCTACAGTAGATTTACCTGAACTTGATTTATCAAAAGTTGACAGAGATACAGCAAAAACACCACGAGTACCAAAAGAAACTACTGGACTATTTGGCTCTGACAGATTCTTAGACTTTATTAGAAATGTAGGTGGTGAGCTAGTAAGAACAGGACAAATGGGTGAAGGTCTTGCATCTGGTGCTGCTAAAGCTGGTGAAGAAAGAGCAGCTAGAGATTTAATGGAAGAACAAGAGCAGAAGAAATTTGATAGAGAGTTAGAAATTGCTGGGGCGTTAGCAAGAGTAAAAGCCGATGCTGACAATGTTCCTGACATTATGAAACCAGATAAAATACTAGAGCTTAATAACAATATTAAAAGAGACATGACTGACTTTCAAGGTGGATTAGCTGGTGTTGGATTTGTTGATTACGCTATAGAAATAATTGAAGACGCAGAAGCAACTGGCAAACCTGTTGGTGGACTTGGTGGTTTTTTAGCAAGTTTAGTTGATAAAGGATACGCTTTTGCTGGCATGGGACAAGACTTCGATAGTCTATCAGCAGACTCCAAAGTTGCAGAATTAACTAAAGTTGTAAAACAAAAAAATCTACAAGCTATATTGGGTGAATCAGGTAGAACAATATCAGACAAGGATAGAGAAATAATAGAAAGAGTGTTTGGTGACTTGTCTGTGTTTGAAAGTGTAAGTTCAGTTCTAGGTAAACTAAAAGAATCAAGATCTAGATTAGCCGCATCAAATGCTGAAAGATATAGCAACATACAAACAAATAGTGCATTTTTAAGTCGACAAGGAATTGATGGTCAAACATTTTACACACAATTGTTGCCAAGCCTAAAATCTATACTTGGAATTGATCCCTATGCATCTCAGTCAGCATCTGCAAGAGCTACTTTTGGAGGTCAGCCAATTGGAGCTGGATCACAATCAGTTACTGACATTGATCTCTAATGCCAAGATTTAGAGTCAATATAGCTCCAGGTGTCTCACAAATAATGGACGCACAA